CGAATCCGTGAGCAGAAGCGTGAGCGCGAACACGAGCACAAGGGCGACTTTAAGGCCAGTGCTCCCGGCTCCGAGATGCAAGCAACGACCCCCGGTCCAGTTGGCAAGTGCGCGTTGTGCAAGCGCACCAGCGAGGGTTGGCCCGTCCCATGTGCTGCCCACAAGGAGTACAAGAAGAAGAAGATGGACGACTTGCGCCAACATGAGCGTTGGCTCGCCAGCACGACCCTCAAATGCGGCTGCGGCAAAGACAAGGTCATCCCAGCACGTGGTGCTCGTGAGGGACCATGCAACGACTGTTTCAAAATGCTCAACAGCCGGTACGACCGCAAGGTTTGCATGACGATCGGCTGCGGACAAGAGACTTACACGCATGGTGGTCGCTGCATGACGCACACCTCCAAAGCTGTTGCCCAGAACCATCCCAAGACCGAGTCCAAGCGAGCTACTGATCGCGAGGTGCCATCTTTCTACACGCAAGTGCATGCCGTCATGGCCACTGACTCGCGGGAGAGCAAGTCTACGCGCGGACCCCAGCAAAAGACGCTGTGTGGGGTGTGCGGCGTCGGCTGCGCGCCGCATGCAATGCGCGACCACCTTCGCACGCACGGCCAGATTGGCAAATACGAGCCCATCGAGTCCAAGGCGCAAGCGGCCGAGATCGAGCGCTTCCTCAAGGAGTACAATAAACTCGTCTCCGAGAGCAAAGACAAAGCGTTCCCTCTGGCTGAGTGCAAGGTTGTTGTCGAAAAGCTGCCCAAAACAGTCGACACGTTTGTCGGCAGCAGCCAGGCCTTGCATCAATCGAATCCGGCTTTCACCACTGATGCCATCCTCAAGACCTTCCAGATCAGCGTTCCTCTCAAGGAGAAGGACTCGTTTGCAATTAGCAACGGGTTCATTTACAGAGGGGCTATGGTTGCGACGTGGCACGGCGTTGCTCGCGCGGTCGGGCCACCTACTTTCACTTCGCCATTCTTCGCCACCCCCATCATCTGCGCCCCGATCAGCGACCACCCATCGGGTGCACAGAAGGTCGACGGGCATGACATTGCCGTCTGGAAGGCACCGGCCGGCATGTCCAGCATCAAGGCAGGCAACGTGAAGGCAGGGGACAGAGTGATGGCCATCCGACTGACCTCTGACAACCAACCGAGGTTCCAGTTTTCCGAGGGGCCTGTCGTCTCGCTGGGCGAGCCCAACCACACGAGGGATAGTGCCGGCACTGAATGGACCAACAACAGCGGCGCACTCATCTTTGCGCGGACTGAGGCCAGCAACAGCGGGTGCCCTTACATCAACCAAGCTGGGCATGTTGTCGGCATGCATGCCGGCGGGTACAACAATCCCAGTGAGCCCGCCGTTGCAATTTGGCTCAACGACTCGGTCGGGACGCTCATCGACAAGGCGCTCAGCGCAAAAAACGGGAAGGCTGGTGGCTCGCACCAAGTGTCAGACACTGGGCCATCAGCTCTCACGTACTAACGTCTGACGACAAGGAGCACTACCCAGCGCGTGCAATCGCGCTGTCGGAGAGGTTCGAGTTGTTGGGCAAAGTGCGTTCTGCCATTCCTAAGAGTAAACTCTCCAAGGACCACCCCTTCTTCCTCAAAATCCTTCAAGAGGAGAAGTTGATTTCTGATCTAGGTGGGCACAGCAGTGCCGCCTATGTTCGCAATGACCCGAAGATTGAAGACAGCTACAACTCATTCAAGCGCTTCATCACCCCCTGCCCGGCACGTCACGAGACATGGCACAAGGTCGCGCAGGAGTTCAAGAAGATCATGCAAATTTACTGTCGCAACTCGCGAATTCTCTCCGCTGAAGAGGCATTTAATGGCATGGTCAAGACAACCACCCCCGGCTTCCCTTTTGATCAGTACGTAGCTGACAAGGGCGCCATTTTTGAAAAAGAGCCTGACGTAGTGAACAAGGCTTGGGCCGAGCTATTGAGTGGACAGTGGCGCATTGTCGGCCGACTGCGCCCAAAGAAAGAAAAGCTCCCCCGAGAGAAAGTCTTGGACCTACTCACCAGAAAACTCCGAACGATCCTGGGCATTGACGGCGTCTCTATCCTCATGGGCAGAATGCTATGCTCGGATTTCAACGAAAGCTTCCGCAATGCTGGGTTCAAGATCGGCAATGCAGCCGGTTTTACGCCGTACAAGCTGGGCATACATAAGCTCGCCATGCACTGGTCCGTGCACGAACATGGCTACGAGCTTGATGCCAGCAACTTCGACGCCAGTATGCCCTACGACTTCATGCAGCTGATGGCTGAAACCAGGTGGGAGTGTCTCCGCAATGAGGACAGGACATGGGACAACAGGCTCCGCCTCAAGAACTTCTACCACCTCCTTGCAGTCATGCCTGTTGTGTTCGACGACGGGTGCGTTTTTCTGAAGCTCTCCGGCAACCCGTCGGGGCAGAATAGCACCATGGACGACAACACGGCTTTCATGATCTTCTGCATGGTCTACGCCTGGGTTCGGCTCACGCTGAGGGCCGCAATTGAGATGTTCAAATGGGTGCGCATGGGAATCATTGGAGACGATAACACCGGGACCATCTCCTCTGAAGTGTACTCAATGTTCAATCACAAAACTATCGCGGCAATCTGCCTCGCCGAGCTAGGCGTCGAGTTCAAATCACCTGACTGGGAGTCACGACCGTACTATGACCTCGGCTTCCTCAGCTTCAGGATCGCGTGGTGTTGGTCCGAGAGCCTCGGCTACCACGTTTATGGCATGCTCCTGTACCCGGAAAAAATCTTGTCAACCATCCTGCAGCCCAAGCAACAAGACGACCCAGACAAGACACTGCAATTACTTATCGCGGTCCGTGCGGCAACATTTAACGACCCGACCCTACGCAGCGTCATCAAGAAATGCATTGACCTTTGGCTGGATGCACACCCGGAGCGCATTCATCTGGCAAGCTGGCGCGAGATCATGCAGTCGAACAAGAGCGACAGTGAGCTCGATCGACTCCACTTCGGCGGCGCAACCGAACGTGTTCGAATTTTGGATTTCGCGAAAAGCCAGTGTGCTGTCGTCACCGGCAGGCGACAAGTGCCGGACAACATGTCCAGCACCAAGCGTTCCTCTAGTGCCAAGGGCTCTGCCAAGCCCAAGGTCAAGTTTGCGCCCAAGGCTTCTTCAAGCAAGGGCAAGCAGCAACAGAAACCCCAGAGACCCCGGAAGCAGCCGCGGCAGCAATCCCAAGTTATGCCGCTGCCGAAGCCGGCGCACCTCGGGGCGTCTTACAACAAATTCCTCAAGCGCATGTACAACGACCAGCACGGCAAGTGGCCAAGCAACGCCGAGCTGTCGCAGGATTACCCTACGTACTTGCGCCTTTTGAGCGCGCCAGTGATGGGCGCCGGTATGCTGGCAGAGGCCAGTGACCGTACAACTCGCAACATCAAGGCTGGCCGCTCTGCTCCCGACCTGGCAAAGTCCATCGCCGGGCCTATCGAGCACAAGGGCACCCCTCGCAGCAAAGTGCCTGTGCAGCCCGCCGCACATCGTTACAAGCACGAAGAAACCGTCCGCAGTCACGCCGAGAAAGACTTCGCGCAGGGCTACAACACTCGCTTCAAGCAACGTGCCGACGGCTCCGCCGCCCCCAAGAGCGGGTATTCCAAAAGGACTGTCCCCGGCACCGCTGCCCACAAGGCCATTGAAACCATCAAGCAAGCCGAAGTCGGGTACAAGTATTCAGGGCCGCCCAATCGCAGCTTCTCGGAGACCAGTGCCCACGTCAAGACATCCGGCGTGGCGCCCGAGATGAAAGAGCAGCACTTCGGTGCGGCCCCGGCTGCCCTGTACCGTGAGATCCCGCGTCCTCACCTGTCTGAGGTCCACTCACACAGTTCAGGCAACTCCATGACCTGGACCGCTTGTGAGCGGCTCACCACCCAAGTGCTCAACACATCGTTCAATACGCAAGGTGCTCAACTGCTCAAGCTCATTGGCAACCCCACCATGACTCAAGCAGACCGTATGAAGGTGGGCGCCCAGATGTTTGACAACTACGAGTTCACCTACGTCAAGCTGATGTGGTCCTCAAGTTGCGGTGTGTCTGAGCAAGGGCGCATCCTGGGCGCGTACGACCCCGACACCTCCGATGCCTCCGGCTTTGGTGAGGACGCTCTCACTAAGTTGGCATCCCACGAGGGGGCAAGCACCACTCACGTGTTCAACGACCACCACTGGGTCATGCCCAACGGCTGCAAACGGATGTGCTGGACCAAGTACTCCGCAGCTGACGACTCAGACATCCGCCAAACTGACCAGTTCAATTTCTTCGCGCTGGTGTCAGCGACCATCACTGGCAGCACACCTACTATTCCTGGTGGCACCGGCGCACCAGCTGAGATTGGCGAATGGTACGTTGAGTACACCATCCACTATTTCAACCAGACTATGGAGAGTCAGCTCCTCGGCAATGGCATGATCACCTATGCGGCAGCGTCGACGAACCTCACGCAAACCGTGTCCTCCAATGCGAGCACCCCCCGATGGACTACTACTCCAACCGTCGGTGCCGACTACAGTGAGATCACGGCATCTGGTCTCAGCACCGACGTCATCACCGGCGGCCCGTTGTCCACCAGCATCGCGTGGCGCTATGCGTCACTGACCGCGCTGGCCGACTCGCCTTCTGGCTGGTTTCCATGCGTGCCCTCCACGCCCTTCCGAGTCACTGTGCGCGCCTACTGGTCTGATGCGGATGCCGGGACCAACCGCTACTTCAACTTCTACGTCTTCAACCCCGACGACCCAGGCAGCTACGGCGAATGGGTCACGCTGCTTTCGGGCTCCGCGATTGAAGGCGTGACAGTGGGGTACACCAACGTGCGAGGCGAGCTGTTCCCCAACATGACCGACAATGAGACTTGGTCCCAAGGCAACAACCTCCACTGGGTCCAGGTTCAGGAGACAGGTATCACGAATGCCTTCAGCGCACTCGCCAGTATCGTCGTGGATCCATCGGCATTCCGTTACAACGCCTCCCGCGTGATGCTGGCGGTTCAGGTCGCCGGCACCACCCTCACTACTGCGGTCTTGGCTGAGCTGCACTACGACGTGGAGGCGCTCTCCGTTGATTTGTGCTCGGCCTACGGGGTGCCTGCACTCGACCCCCAGGGCAACCTCATCAACAACGTGCGGTGCGTGCCCACGCGCAACACCCTCGACGTGGACATGCAACGCCGCGCCACCATGCACCCATCTGAGTTCGCCCAGTATCAAGCTGCGCAGCTCTCCCGACGCCGCCGCCGCCGTCGCATTCGGCAGGGCGGCATTCCAGAACCTCCTGAGCCTGACGACCCCGACTTCGGGCTCGGGCTTGAAAAACGCCGCTATCGTGAGCCGGTCAAACACCACGTCGTGAGAGGACCTGCAATCATCGACGTTCTCGGCCGCCGCGAAAAGGCGCTGCCACCTGCAGAGTCAAAGGGTGACTCCAAGGCGGCTCCAGAAGAAAAGAAAGGCGCCACAATCCCTGTCACGGTCCTCTCGGCAGTGGGCGCAGAGGACACCGTCCTCCTCGACACCATCTCACGCGACGAGCTGGAGGAAGTGCTCGACAAACGCCGTCGACGACTCCAAAGCAAACCTGGCTGACGAAGGTTTCGTTTTTTCCTCGCGTCAAGCGGGATCGCGTGTTGTATATTCCTTTGTGTGTGTAGTGTCGAAATTGGCAATCGAGGTGCGTGACACGGCAGCTGGTGTCCGGCGGTGAAAAACACCACCTCGTAGCATTCACTGTGAACGGCGGAATTGCAGGTGTGGATGGCAGTCCTATCCTCGTGAAACTTCCGTGAGACAGTGTCCTGTTACCGCAAGTGTGAAATAGTCTCATTAGGACCCCACGTATGAAACTCGACGTATCGACTTGGCACCGCAGGAGCCCATGTGGCACCGTAGGAGCAACATGTTGTTATCGAGTGGAGTGCGTGCGTGAAAGCGAGTCTTCGGACCGGGACCTTCTAAGTTGCAACGAAAGCACATGCGCGGCGAATCAGGCAAAACGGTGAATAACCTTTCTGACCCAAGTGTAGCATCTGAATAAC